ATATCGGAGATACCGACTCATTTACCAGAGGACATTGAACACGAGGTATATGTTTGGAGTGCGAACCCAAACAAAAGTCAACGTGAAAAGCTGTCCGCAGGGGTTGAGGAGCGTAAGAAGCTCCGCATCCTATTGGTCAACGTGGAGGGGTTTGGCGCGTCGAAAAAGGTTGCTCAATATGTGGAGCATTTTACACGAGGTTCGCGTTTCCTACTTGCGGTTGATGAGAGCACAACTATTAAGAACCCCAAAGCCAAGAGGACTAAGGCTCTGGTTAGCCTTGGTCAGGGTGCAACGTACAAGCGTATTCTTACCGGGTCGCCCGTTACTAAATCGCCTATGGATCTCTACGCGCAATGCGGATTCATGGACAAGAAACTACTCGGCTTCGACAGCTACTATTCGTTCCAAGGACGATACGCTATCACGAGAACTCAACGCATGGGTTCGCACAGTTTCCAGCAGATTGTGGGCTATCGCAACCTTGAAGAATTATCGGACAGGTTAGTGGGGTTTTCTTATCGGGTGACCAAGGACGATGCTTTGGATTTACCTGACAAGATTTACACCACCCGTGAAGTAATGATGTCGAAGGAACAGCTAGAGTATTATCACTCTATTAAGACAGTGGCTATCGCCCTGCTTGATAATGGTCAGTTGGTGTCGGCACCCGCAGTTATGACCCAGTTACTGCGCCTACAGCAGGTCCTGTGTGGACATCTGATGACGGACGATGGAGAGCTAGTCGAGTTTCCAACCAGACGCATTGACGCCCTTCTGGACACGGTTAACGAGATGTCTGGCAAGGTAATCATCTGGTCTAGGTTTCGGTATGACATAAGAAAGATAGAGGCAGAGCTAGCCAAGGTTCATGGACCGAGTTCCGTTGTCACATATTATGGGGACACCAGTGATGAGGACAGGCAGACGGCTGTTCGTAGGTTTCAGTTTGAAGATGCAAGGTTCTTTGTGGCAAACCCACAGACCGCAGGCTATGGCCTAACACTAACTGCGGCAACAAACGTAATCTACTATGCAAATGATTTTAATTTGGAGACCCGCGTTCAGTCAGAGGATCGGGCACATCGGATTGGTCAGCATCATCCTGTGACGTATGTGGATCTGGTGACAAAGGGGACAGTGGATGTTCATATTGTGAAGTCTCTTCGGAACAAGATTGATTTGTCTGCGAAGACGTTGGGTGAAGAAGCGAAGAAATGGTTGGAACTTGACCCCCGCCGTAGTGACGATTAGATGTTTTTTCTACGGCGTTTATTGCGCCTTGAGATCTAGGGTATCGGGACAGTTGATGTGGGTATAAAGCACACTTCTCAGTTTCGAGGTCAACATACAGAAGTCGAACGCCCAGTTTTTGTTGGGTTGGTTTTAACATTCGTGAGACTATGGAGCCGTTTTTTCTGCGACCCACAGTCTTCACGTCAAACAAAAGAAACTCACCTTTAGGGGTAAGTGCGATAAGGTCAATCGGACCTTGTTCAATAAAGGGAGTGTAGACATAACAGTTTTGGGATATGAGCCATGCCGCTGCGATGAGTTCAGATCTTTTACCATCACGAACCTGATGTGCTGGTCTCATTTTTCCCTTGACCTCCTGATTAGATATAAGATACAATCAAACGGTAACACAGTTAAAAAAGGGTTGCAAACATGGACACTACAAAATGGAAATCAGTTGCCGTATCAATTGATGTTTATGAAATTTTAAAAGATCGCGCTCAGAAGAATGATCGCAGTGTGAGCGGGGAGCTTGCGCATATTGTGAAGACAAAAACAGCCGAAGAAAAAGCGGCTTGACATACCTCTGGGGAGTGGGTCTATACTCTCCGTCACGCCCGAAGGGGATAAACTTTAACGTAGAAAGTACAGGAGATTGTACGATGAGCGATGTGTTTTCGCTATTTGATGAGGAAGTCGATGCCTCTAAGTTCGACAAAGTTAGTGATGAGAAAGGCAGTACTCTGTCTGCTCTCATCCGTCAATCAATGGAGGTTGACCAGAAGATTGCAGAAGCAGAGCAATATCTGAAAGACCTTAAGTTCCAGAAACGAAAAGTAAATGAGGAAGACATCCCGAACCTGATGCAGGAAATGGGTGTGGATTCTGTGACAGTCGATGGCAACAAGGTTGCTTTGCGACAGTTCGTTCATGCGCGTATTGCTGATGACAAGAAGCAGGAAGCGTTTACTTGGCTTCGTTCTATTGGCGAGGGTGACATCATTAAGAACGATGTGACGGTCTCGTTTAAATCTGGTGAAGACAACATGGCAGGGGATGTCGTTGAGAATCTTCGCAGTAAGGGTCTGGAGCCAGCACAGAAGACTCATGTCCACGCACAGACGCTAAAAGCATGGGTAAAGAACCGCATTGAAAGCGGCAAAGAAATCGACTTCGACACGTTCGGTGTTTACGTCGGAACTGAAGCTACAATTAAGAGGAGCTAACAATGGCTGAAGCAGTAGCAAAAAAAGAAAGCACAGCAGTTGCTAATATTATGGATGACTTGTACGAAGCGGCAGGTCAGGGTATGGAAACCATTGGTGCGGAGGATATGCAGATACCGTTTCTGCGTCTGCTCCAGCCTCTGTCCCCACAGTTAATCAAGACTGACGCGAAGTTTATTAAAGGCGCATCCGCTGGCGATATCTTCAACACAGTTACAGGTGAGTTCTGGGATGCCGAAGAAGGTGTGAACGTATTGATGTGCGCGTACACCACAAAGTTTCTGGAGTTTCAGCTTCGTGAAACAGGCGGTGGTTTTATGGGTGAGTTGGATGCAAACAATCCAGACATCCGTAAGACTCAGCGTGTCGGGGCAAACGAGTTACTGCCAAACGGTAATGAGTTGGTACGCTCCGCTCAGTTCCTTGTGCTTGCGTATGACGAGAACGGCATGACTACTCAGATGATCTGTGACATGAAAAAAACACAGATGAAAGTAGCGAAGCAGTGGAACACACGTCGTGCGGGTCTGAAGATTATGCACCCGACCAAGGGCTTGTTCAACCCACCAATGTGGGCTGTGCCGTGGAAGCTTACGTCCACCCAGGAATCCAATGACAAAGGTTCGTGGTTCAACTATCAAGTTCGGCAGTTAGAGATGGAGTCCGTGCCGATGCCAGCGTTGCAAGAAGCGCGTGACTTGTACACCTCTTACAGAGCGGGTGAGATTAAGATGAGTAGTGGGGAAGAAAGTCAGACTGAAACAGTCAAGACTGACGATACCGACATACCATTTTAAGCCAGTTGGGGGCAGGGAAAGTGCTAACCATTGCCGTTCCCAAACATCCCTGCCCTCATATCTCTCTTGCCCGGAGTAAGTTATGAACCAAGCTGAACGGTTTATGGCAGCGTTTGAAGGCTTCAGCGCTGCACATGGACAGACACAAATATCAGACGAGAGACGAGCCGGAAAGCAAAAGGCAAAGTCATTTATCGTTCGGAAGCCGTTAACATTAGAGCTTGTGGTCGGTCACCTTGAAGGTAAGAACGGCGTGGGTTCTATTCCTATCAACGAAAATAATAAGTGTAAATTTGGTGCGCTGGACATTGACCAGTATCCACTAGACCTTGTTGCGCTGGATAAGAAGCTTCGTGATAACAACATACCTAGCGTGGTGTGTCGTTCGAAGTCAGGGGGTGCGCACATATTCTTTTTCTTCACAGAGTTTTTTAGCGCGGGAGTTTTTCGTGATAAAGCTACAGAGATTTCAGCGTATCTTGGATACGGTGGTTGTGAAATATTTCCAAAGCAAGAAGAGATTCTTGTCGAGCGTGGTGATGTTGGCAACTTTATTAACCTTCCGTACTTTGATGCGGAACAAACTATGCGCTATGCGATTAAAGAGGATGGCGAAGAAGCAGACCTAACAGAATTTTTGGAGTTGGTAGAAGCCAGAAAGGTTTCACCTAAGGACTTTGAAAAGCTACAGCTAGGCGAACCTGCGGACGAGTTTGATCAGTGGGCACCGTGCCTATCGCACATGTTCAGCCAGGGCATACCTGAAGGAACGCGCAACACAGTTATGTTTGCGGCGGCGGTTGGTGCAAAGAAAGAACAGCCTGAGAAGTGGAGAGAACGTCTTGAAGAAATCAACGTCAAATACTGTACACCACCTTTGCCAGCTTCTGAGATCGTTACGATACAGTCTCAGCATGAAAAGAAAGAGTATGGGTTTCCGTGTGACCAGGAACCTCTGAAGTCTTTCTGTAACAAGAGCTTGTGTAAGACCAAGGCTTGCGGGATAGGCAGTCATGTTCAGCATGTAGAAGTTACCGGGCTGTGTGTTGTTAAGTCCGAGCCGCCTGTGTGGTTCTGTGATGTAGGTGGCCGCCGTGTTGAATTAACAACTGATGACCTGCAAACATCTCAGCGTTTTCAGAAAGCTTGTATGGAACAGATTCACGTCATGCCGCCCATGATGAAGACGGCGGACTGGCAAGAGGTCGTGTCCATGATGATGGGAGACATGAGCGAGATAGATGTGCCAGAAGAACTTACCTACAAAGGTCAGTTTATGGACTTGTTAGAAGCGTTCTGTGATGGTCGGGTACAGGCTCAGTCTGCCGAAGAGATCGCGCTTGGCAAGCCCTTCACGGACGATGAAGAGGGTCTTACATATTTCAAGCTAGAAGCATTGATAAAGTTTTTACGCAACCAGAAGTTTGATAGCTACAGCCGTGGTCAGATTCAGGAGCGACTGAAAGAACTGAATGACAATAGCACAGCAAATGGACAGAAAAGGTTCAACACTACTAAGGGGGATACTAAACCCCTTCGGGTGTGGTGGGTACCGTCGTTCAATGCCGAGGTCCAAGTACCGAGTATCGAGCTTGAAAGTGAGGTACCGTTCTAATGCAGACCACAATCTTTGGGCCTCCGGGAACAGGCAAAACAACAAAGCTTATATCTATCGTTAAGCAGGAGCTTGAAGATGGCACAAGACCAGAGGACATAGCGTTTGTGTCCTTTAGCCGTAAAGCTGCGGACGAGGCGCGAACCCGTTCTGCATCTGCTTTAAGCATAAACCCAGATCAAATGGTTTGGTTTCGTACACTACATTCAATGGCATTTCAGTATCTAGGACTTAATAGTCAGATGGTACTGAAAGGGAATGACTTCACGCAACTTGGCAACATACTGGGGCTAGAGTTCTCCTCCAACTCCTCTATGCGCATGGAGGATGGGCAACTCTTCTCACCGGGCAAGGGTGGGGATGCTTATCTATCCATGATCCAGTTAGCCAGGGTGCGTGGAGTCAGCCTAGAAAAGCAATACAATGACAGTGCCAACAGGCACATACACTATCAGCAACTAAAGATAGTTGCCGAGGTGCTAGAGTCCTATAAGAAGGACACTGGCAAGGTGGACTTTGTAGACATGATTGAAGACTTCATAGCACAGGGCGAAGGTCCGAGGTTGGAGGTTCTGATTGTCGACGAGGCACAAGACTTGGCCCCACTACAGTGGCGTATGGTTCATGAGGTGTTGAAGCCCAGAGCAAAGCGTATCTATTTCGCGGGTGATGATGACCAGTGTATCTATTCTTGGATGGGTGTTGATGTGCGTGATTTCTTAAACGCATCTAACAATAAGATAGTATTAGACAAGTCATATCGTCTTCCCAGAAACGTGTATAACATTGCGGATTCTCTTATAAAACAAGTAGTTATAAGGCAGAAAAAAGTTTGGTCACCTGTACAAGAAGCTGGTCATGTGGTCTGGCATCATGATATCATGGAGGTGGACCTAACCAGAGGCGAGTGGCTTATCCTTGCTAGAACAAATTACATTGCCAACAAGATATCAACAGAACTTAAAGAACAGGGCTATCTGTTCTGGCGTGAGGGTTCTGGTTGGTCCATTTCTCCAAATGTACTAACAGGAATAGAGGTCTGGCTAAAATTATGCAAAGGTTTGACAACTACTGCGACGGAACTGAAGACGTTATCTACCTTATTGAAGTCGGATATCGTGACCAAATCTGGAAGGAAGAACCTAGCCACCCTCGACAACGAAGTACCTTACGATCTCGAAAGCATAAAAGAGAACTTTACTATCAGCGACTTGAAGCAGAAGCCTTGGCACGAAGTGCTAAAGGTAGCGGAGAAGGAGCGGATTTATATCAGTTCGGTGAGACGTATGGGGGAGAAGATCCTGACGGACAAGCCGAGGATCAAGATATCGACGATTCACAAGGCCAAGGGTGGCGAGGCGGATAACGTCGCTCTCCTTTTAGATTCCTCAAAAGCTTGTGTTGAAAGCGCAGACCGGGACGGTGAGATTCGCACGTTCTACGTCGGGCTGACTCGCGCTAAAAAAGCATTACACATTATCGAATCACAATCAAAGTATGGGTTTTTAATATGAAGGACAGAAAGTATTTTCTAGACACTGCTGAAAGTTTAATTAACGGTCCAAGGGCCAAGGAGTATGGCCCGGCAAAGATGAACCATGAGCGTATTGCTAAGATATGGGGTATCATTCTTGATCGTGAGATAACACCTGAAGAAGTTGTTGCCTGCATGGTGGGTCTAAAGCTGGCACGTCTAGCAGAGGACATTAGCAAGGATGATTCGTGGGTGGATATTATAGGCTACGCCGCGTTGGGCGGGGAGATTATAAACGATGAAGGTTGATTTGTTTGACCCAGAAAACGAAAGCTGGTTACCACCGTCTACCTTTCCAGACCTGACAGGCTGTGAAAGAATAGCCATTGACTTGGAAACAAGAGACCCAAACCTAACCACACTAGGCCCAGGCTGGTGTCGTGGTGACGGGTATGTCATAGGATATGCTATCGCCGCTGGAGATTTTGTTGGATACTTTCCTGTTCGTCATGAGTCGGGTAACCTGCCAGAGAAAAAAGTTGTCAACTGGTTGAAGAAGCAGTTGGCTACCCCACACATAGAAAAGGTTATGCACAACTGTATGTATGATCTTGGCTGGTTGCGTTGGGCAGGTATTGAAGTGCAGGGCAAAATTATTGACACGATGATAGCTGCTCCACTTCTGAATGAGAACAGACGTTATTACAATCTGAACTCTTTGTCTGGTGAATATCTGGGCGAATGGAAGAATGAAAAGATGTTGAGGTCTGCGGCTGATATGTATGGCGTGGACCCCAAGGGCGGTATGTGGAAGCTGGACTCCACCTTTGTCGGGCGGTATGCGGAACAGGACGCGGCAGTGACCTTACGTCTTTGGGATAGGTTACGCGGTGAGCTTGTTACGGATGAGTGCACTGGTATTTTTGATCTTGAGTCGAGCCTGTTACCCGTTCTGTTAGACATGAAGACGCGCGGTGTGCGAGTAAATATTGACAAGGCAGAGCAAGTTCAGAAAGAGTTAAAGCAGAGAGAAGACGCACTGCTACTTGAAATAAAGGATCTTACCCAAGTCCATGTTGAGCCTTGGGTCGCCACATCTATAGCAAAGGCGTTCGACGCTGTCGGGTTGACCTATGAGAGGACAAAAAATACGGATGCTCCGTCCTTTACAAAACAATTTCTTGCAAACCATGAGCACCCACTGGCGCAGAAGATTGTACGCTTGCGCGAGTTTAACAAAGCCAACACAACATTTATTGAGACAATTCTTGCGCACTCGCATAATGGTAGAATACATTGTGACTTTAACCCTCTTAGGTCTGATGATGGTGGTACTGTAACCGGGCGGTTTTCTTCGTCCAACCCAAACCTCCAACAAATTCCGGCAAGAGACCCAGAAATTAAAGCAATGATTCGTGGTCTGTTTATCCCTGAAGATGGTTGCAAGTGGGGGTCATTTGACTACGCCTCACAGGAACCACGCTGGCTTGCCCATTATTGTTCTACACTAAAAGGTGCGAATCGTCACCCACAGATTGATGACGTGGTGCAGATGTACCAAGACGGCGATGCTGACTTTCATCAGATGGTGGCTGACATCGCTGGCATCAGCCGTAAGCAGGCAAAGACTGTAAACCTTGGCATCATGTACGGCATGGGACGTGGCAAGCTGGCGGGTGTGATGGATATTACTGAAGACGAAGCCAAAGAACTGCTTGGTCAGTACCACCAGAAGGTGCCGTTCGTAAAAGGTATGGCTGACCTTGCCATGAAGCAGGCTGATAACAACGGACACATAAGAACATGGCTGGGCCGCAAGTGTAGATTTGACATGTGGGAACCTAAGTCATACGGTTATAATAAAGCACTGCCTTTAGAAAAGGCAGCGAAGGAATATGGTGGCAAAGCTGCCATTAAACGTGCCTTTACATACAAGGCACTGAACAGATTGATTCAAGGTTCCAGCGCCGACCAGACAAAAAAGGCGATGGTCGATTGCTATGCAGAGGGATTACTTCCTGTGCTTACGGTGCATGACGAACTTTGCTTCAATATCGAGAGTCAGGAACAAGCGAATCGGATCACAGAGATAATGACAACCTGTGTTCCTAATTTAAATATTCCCTTTGAGGTTGATGCTGCAATCGTAGACAACTGGGGGGAAGTAGAGTGAGGATGATATGTTTACTGCAATAGTAATTGCTTGTCATGCATTGATAGCCGATGCATGTATGAAGCTAACAGATGACAGAGGCCCATATCGCACAGAAGAAAAGTGCGAAGAAAGAATACAGGAAATGGTTAAGGATACGATTCGTATTTGGTACCAGCATGAAACTCCCGTAACCATTAAAGGTGTAAAGTGTGAGCGAAATGTTTCAGCAACCTAAGTGCTGGTCATGTGGGCATGACCTAATATGGGGAGGTGATCACGACCATGAAGACATGCATGGCGAGGAATATATTGAATCAAACCTGTCTTGCCCCAACTGTAATGCGTTTTTTCTGTGGTATCAGCCCCTAGACTGCAATTCTGAGGGACCTGAAGGTAGTTAGACACGGCTGTCGCTGCTGAAGGCCCTGAGAATCTATGTTTTTATTTAGTAAAATCAGTCACTTGCAAGGGCGCGCATACGGGCTACTAAACGCCTTGCGCGGTTTGGGACCTGCGTATACCACCTGGAATCTACCATCTCGTCCGCTGCGGAGTTGAACTCTCGCGCATCAACCCCTGCTTTCATGCCTTTAAACTTTGACAAGCGAGGGTAGCCAAGGTTGAACATCATGTTTGCAATAATAAGCTGACACTCTTCTGGCAGGTCGTTCCAATCTGGGTATAGACGGTGACAATCTTCAAGCGTGACGGCAATGTCCAACTTAAAAACCCCGTCTACACGTTCTTGTTCAATGACTGTGCCAACAGGCTTGCCATACTCAGGGTCAGATTTTTTTATTAAGTGACCAATTCCAAACGTGGGTAAATTTAGGTGGTCTAAATATATCTCGTACTTGCAGCCCTCGTCAGAAGCAAGCTCCTGTCGTAGCTGATCTATAGTTGTGGATTTCATTACTGTGTCCTCTGGAATATTTGTAAGTTCTTCAGCGCGTCAATCGGGTTGCCACCTAAGAAAGACATTATACCACTACTATCCTGTTGCTGTGAAGTAGGTGCGGGGGCCGCCATTTGGGCAGGAGCGGCCCCCGCCTGCGCCACCGCTGGAGGAGGAGGTGCGGCGGCTGCAACTGGTTGTTGTGCCTGACTAGGTGCAAGGTCCGGGGTCCGAGTTTCTTCGACCTGTGGTTCGGGTTCAGGCTGTGCCCCAAGCTTTAGACTACGAAGCTCGTTTCTAATTCTAAAGATATCAGACATTGGTAGTTTGTTGTCGTTTTCACGAACGCGCTTTCTAATTTCTTTTGATGGCTTAAAAGGTACAAAACGTCCTTGCATCAGGGCTGTCACTTCTGCGACCTTGTTTTTCTTTAATGTTCTACGAATCTCTGAGTCAGGTATGCCTAGCTTACGCATGTTCTGTACTACACGGTACATTTCATTCATAACTCTGAACCGAGCTTCGTTAGCTTCTCTATAAGTATCAATAGCATTCTGTGGGTCAAGCTGACTGCGGGTACTTACAGCAGTGTTAAATATCTGAGACGTGCTTTGCAGCGCACGTCCGTACTCATAGCCACGGTACATCATAATGTTTTCAGGCTTGACTTCATTCTCGGTAACGCCAGTAAATGCTCTGAAAAGTTCTTGCGCCACTCGCCGCTCGTTGCCATTCGGGTCTGTGGTATCAGACATCAGTGACCGGGCAAACCGTCCAGGTTCAATACCGGGGTCTTGTGTTTCTTTTCTCATGCCTTTTAGCGTAACAGGCACGGCTCCAGGCACGAATGAATCAGCAACATGAAAGAAGCTCTTCATAGCTTTATCGCCAACGGTATCCTCTTCGCGGTAAACTTTCGCACCAGTCTGTGTTCTACCGCCGCGAATAGTGGTGTCAACAATCCGTTCTGTAATAATTGATTCACTACCAAAAGGAGCGAATATCTCACCAACAGAACCTAAAATAGCGTCTGTTGCAATCTTGCTTGTGTCGCTACCCATTTCTTCGCCACGGTTAACTGCATTCAATACAGCAAGAAAAGGACGCTGAAGATAATCGTATGGGTTAGTATAACTGTAATCAATGTAGCCAGTGACCCGACCATCTTTGTTTACACTTGTTGGTATCAATCTACTGTTTTGCTGCCAAGGTGCTGCGGTCTCGCGAACAGCTTCCATCTGCTCTTCAGACACACCTGTCAAATCCATCGCCATCTTTTGTATGGTTGCTGGTGCAACGAACATAGTCATGGTTGAACCCATCAAACGACGCATACCTATCTCACGAACCTTGGCGTTGGAACTTGCCAGTTCATCAAGAGACTGTTTTAGTGTGTTTGCGCTGGTACGAATAATCTCTGCGGGGAAGGCGATGAAGTTACCGACAGGAAGCTTGCGGAGACTTTTGACAATCTCAGGCACACGTTCATAGTTAGGCACAGTATTCTTCACGATGTCAGCGGCATACTCATCAGAGCTTTTGCCAAAGGCGGCACGAACCTCTGACTCAGAGCCAAGGGCTTTTAGTATTTTATTCTTTTCGAACTCGAAGTTGTACACCTTCCATACATCATCACCGCCTTGATAAAAATCTCTGGCCTTTTTGTTTACACCAGATAAAAAGCTCCCCGCCTTACCCCGACGGAACGTGTCTGCAAAACTTCCTGATGTGGGGATGCCTAAGTTGTCTATGTCTGTGGCTCTTGTGCCACCCAGACCCTCCGAAATAAGACGGTCCATCTCTCTAATTTGTGATTGTGTCCCAACAACCCCAAGTCTCTGTAGGTTTTGAAAGTACTCGGCTTTGTCCGCACGTTTGCTGATGTTGTTCCACACTAAACCAACACTGTCCCACAGATTAGCACCAGCCCCAACATTACCCTGCATTGTAGCAAAAAGCCCAGCGGAGGTTACGTTACGAACTTGTGTGATTGGAGAGTAAATAGTTTTACTGGCCTGAGAAATACCTTTTGCTCTTAGAAAGGCAGAGTAGGTTGAACGAGCAATGTTGCCCATAGTTCCTGCATTTCCAATTACCATGCTTGTAAGGTCGTTATATAATCTTCTAGTTACATATTTTCCCTGTAGGGAACCAAAGCCCTCACCTAAAGCTTCTTCTGCGTACCTGGCTTTTTGTGCCATTGGAAGTTTTGCATAAGCATCTGAGCTTAATACAAGACCTTCCGCCCCGTCGACAAGATTGTTGTTAACATATCCATAAAAATCATCAATAGCGCGGAACTCAGCCATGTCAGCGACGGTGCTAATAAACGCTTCCTGCGGATCTTTGACCTCACCAAGCAAACGGCGAAGCTGTTCTGGCACCGCTTGTCTTGTAGCAAACAGCCCTGTCTTAATTTTATTTTTAGCAATACGGGTTGGAGTACTAGATTTTTGTTTGCCAGCACCAGGAAGTTTCCTGTTAGAGCCAGCATATTGAGAGACATAGTCATCAGTAAGTCTTTGTGCGTACTCGTCAGTGAGACGTAGCCCCGTAGCTAATTCACTGATGTCTCCGTCTTCTATACGGTGGCCCTTTTCTAGCATCTCTTCGCCTATTTTTTTTGCTAGTTCGGGATTGTTTTTAAAAAACTGAACAGTCTTGCCACGTTCTGCTACAAACTCGTCAGAACCAATGTAAGTCTTGTCTTCAAATATTTTGTAACGACGGCGAAGATACGAGCCAATGTTTTCTTTTATGGCTTCTATGACTTTCTCATTTCCTTGATTCGTCAAATAATCCGAGTTGACAATATCATTTGACAGCTTATCCACTTGCTGCCGCATTGCTTTGGCAGGTTCAGCCATGAACGTAGGCAAAGAGCTTAGTTCAGAAGTTCCTGTAAGATACTCGTAAAGTCTGTTATTAAGTTCGCTTCTGGAGACAGGAGACCCGTCCATCATAACCTGCTCAGACCTGCCCATCGTATCATCTATGTTTTTTTGCAAGGTACGAAGTGTTGTTGCCGCCTGATTAATGTCTGCCTCGACCTTGCCCGTAATCCTAGAAGACTCTTCGAACATCTCTTGCGTCATGTTTCCGCGTGAGCGAAACACAGATAAGAAGGAGTTGACGCCATTGCCAACCAGAGTGTTTTGTTCTGCAAGTTCCGCAATCGGCTTACCGATTGCTTTACCTGTTGCTAACACACCACGGGCGACAGGAGACACGATTGGCGCAGTGGCTTTCACTGCCATCTTTCCCCCAAACCCTACAGCTTTTAAGGCTGGTTCAACAGCGGCGGCGGCACCCGTTGCCTCTAGCCCGACCTTCAGTTTGTTTGCAATTCGAGCGGCAGCAAGTTCCCTGCCCTCTAATCCAATTGTGTCAATAGTTTGTGTGGGTCCAGCATCAAAAAAATCACCAATAGTAGTTACACCATCTGTGGCAACAACAGCATCTGTTATACCCGCCGCTCCAATCTGCGACGCTTTTCTAGCTAGACTTGGAAGATTTCTAATACGACTTAGTTTGCTAACAGCACCAGCCACTCCAAGACCCGGAATCACAAACTGCGTCAACACTTCGGCAATCTCACCCGCAGCACCTTCAGGGTCAATACCTGCGGCCTCACGAATACCATCAAAAGCTTCTGTTACATCACGCGAGTAGCTGGTGTCAAAGGCAAGATCGATACCAGCAGCACCGAGTTCCGCGATCCCCTGTGGGATGGCAAGCAAACCAGATGCCACACCTTCAGCAATCTCCTGTGTCGTTGACTCTTGGGTCTCGGACACAGGCTCTGGTTGTTGAACAGAGGCAGGAGCAGGAGCAGGAGCAAGTAACTCCTGTGCAGCAGCTATTATCTGATCATCTGTAGCGTTTTCTGGACCCTCAAGCTGATACTCTTTTCCGTCGGGGCCTACTACTGTGTACTCCGCCATGAGTTGGCCCTACCTTTTTACTTTAAACCCTGTTGATGTTTCTTGCGTGGGCTGTGCTTGAACACCGATGCTGGCTTGGAAGTCTCCTAGAATACTTTCAGCTAGATCTTTGTTACCATCTTCTAGAGCCTTGGAATAGTTTTCCTTGAAGGTGCTTTCCCAAACCAAGCCCTGTTGTTGCGCTATTACTGGGCTAGAGCTTAAAGGAACGCCAAGAATGTTTCCATTAACTGCATGTGCGTTTGATGTTCTTACCAAATCTGTAATGCTTGACTTTGTTGTCGAACTAGCAGTAATAAGAGTCGTATAAAGTTTTTCCCCTTCTGGAGTAAACTCTTTAAATGTTCCGTCATTATTTAGTACAGCAAAATCAGAACCAAGCCCCATGACTTGAATTTGTTCTTTCGACATGCCAGCAAGCTCTGCCGTGTACCTTTTAAGAGATTCATTTGCTACATTGCTTCTTTTCTGCTCATCTAAAGCTTGTTCTTTATAACCAAGGTCAGTCATAGCCTTAAAGTGACTAAGCTCTAGTGTTTTAAACTGAAGAGCGTTTGAAGCGGCGGCAAGGTCGTTTCTTGCATTTCCAATGTCAGCTTGCAATCCCATTTGCGCTTCTGCCTGTGCAGCGCTAAGTTCTGCTGTATCTCGTGCTAAGTTTCGTTGCTGCCTAGCGTTGTTGTCTGCTTGAGCAAGACGTGCCATTCCTAAATCTACTTGAACTTTTAGGCCATCCATAGCAACCTGAAAGTCGTTTTCGTCATCAACCATCTTCATCACTGTTGCGCGATATTCTTTTCTCTTTTCTTTTTCGTCTGCGCTGATTCTGTTAAGGTCTTTGCCGTATCCTTCAAGGCCAACGCCCAAACCTTTGGCAAGGTTTGTCACCAAATTGTCGCTTTCACCAGCAGCTATTGCTAACCCAGCCTTCATTAGGTTCATAAAGAAAGCAGATTTCTTGTCCGCTTCTACTGCCTCTGGATCAAAGTCCATAAGTTCTTTGGCCTTTTCCTCCATGTCAGAGAATGTAACACGATCTGTAGGCTTGAAAGACTTGTCGATGAACTTGGTCCAAGACTCACCGACCTTCTCCTTCTCACCAACAAAATCTTCGGCTTTAATTTTTGGTGCAGTGATCTTGCTTACTTCGGACGTAGTTTTAGCACTATCAAGTTGTGCGCTGAAGTTAGATAAATTGTTGTCGGGGTCTAGGTCAGTCTTTGGCGCGGCGGCATCATCTATTTTTGGCTTGATGATCGTCTGAGTGTCCGCACCAGAAACAGCGGCCTGAGACACCTCTTCTGCGACAGTCGGTGGTATGTCACCCGCCATATCACCCGCCATATTTGCTTCTAAATCATCGTCCACAGCAGGTCTGTCCGCCCCAACCATTGGAGAACCCGCAATGTCCGCCGCCGCTGAAGCTTCTTCCTCAAGAAGCTGTGCTCTTGTTTTTCCTGTTCCGGCGGTGAGCAAACTACCCAATCCGCCTTCTTCGCCAACTGAATAGTCTAAACCAGTGGCATTCTTAATAGATTGAAAACCGCTTCTTAAACCTTCACGAATACCCTTGTCCGCGTCTGGTCCAAACACTTCACTAAGGTCTTCACTAATTATCTGACCAGCAATTCCTGCCCGACGAGAAACCTCATCAGTGGTAGCACCTATGGCGGCAGGAACATCAGGCCCAATGGTTGCTCCAAATCCTGCTTTCATAAGTTCTTCCGCTTGCTGTTGTGTCGGCAAGTTTTTAATACGAGCAAGTACCTGTAAATATGACTCAGGCTTTTCTGTTCCTTCAGGAAGACCAGCAGAGAGCCTAGCAAACTGTTGACCAGCAATTTTGCGCCTGTCGCTTATCCCGCCATTTGCACGACGTTGAACAGTATCCACCATCTCAGGTGAAGATGCGAGAATCCCGGCTGGAGAACGTGAGTCCGCTAATACAGTACGAAATAACTTACGACGTAGAACTTCGTTGTTCATATTTAGCTTCCCATACCGAACAAGTTACCAAACCCTTGTGCTTGACCAGCCGCACCAAGACCCGCGATACCAAGACCGAGAAGCTGTGAGCCAAGGCTTGGAGGTGGTGTTGTAGATGTTTGCATAGTTGACTGCAACGCTGGTACACCACGAAAGATGTCTGACAAGAAGCCGACTTCTTGAAACGGTAGTGCTTGCTGTGCCAGTGTATTGGCTCTGGCAACGTCGAAGCCAGCCTGCTGCTGACGCTGTTGCAGAGAACCGATACCCAAAAGCTGGTTGATGTCCTGCATACCCATCTGCTGTTGTGCTTGACCCAGACCAGCTTGTAGCTGTGCGGCTCTTTGCGCTGCCTGTTGTGCTTGCTGAAAGCCCTGCTGTCTTAGCTGACCAGCGGCTCTTGTCTGCTGTTCTAATGTCTTACCTGCTAGCTCACCCTGTGCCACACCGAAGCGAGAACCACCAAACGCGCCAGAGGCAACGCCCTGACCTGCTAGTTGTGTTTGAGCCTTTGCACCTTCACGACCAATGTCCTGCATTGTCTGCTGAACAACCTGTTGTTCGTATGGGTTCATAAACTGCTGAGCACCGCCGGGTGCCGCAAACTGTTGAGCGGCTTGCATGTATGGCTGATAACCACCAATACCCGATTGTGCTTGTGAAACAGCCTGCTGTTGTGCAGAAGACAAACCAGCTAATTGCTGTGGAGCAAAGGGTTGAGGTGTTCCTTTAAGCGCGGTAGCTTGCGCAAAAATGTCTTTCAGAAATTTTTCCTGAAAGGGAGCTAGTCTTGCTACCTGTTCTACTGTTTGTGTTGCCATTATGCTGTCGCCTC